AACACTCATAACTATTTAATTATATGTTAGCTTTTGCGAGGTGCTGAAGCAAGAGAATATAGTAACGAAAATAAATAATAAGTAAACAATGGGCAGAAGGATAACAAAAAGGCTTTTAATGGAGAGAGCTGGCCTATTAAACGAATTAGAAGATAATTCTAAGATAATAAAATGGCTTGGTAGCGAAGGATTGTACACTCCTGGAATGCAAGGATTAGACGGTTTAAAAGCTCATCTGATAGATATTCCTGAAGAGGAGATTGAATCGGAGAGGTACTCTAGTCTAGATCGAGCGGATCAATACATAGTATTGGGTTTAAGTCTTGATACACTTACCGACGGACAGCTAATAGTACTAGCTCTCGCTAACTACCAAGGTACACGTTTAGATGACTTACCGGACTTTATAAGAAAATTTTCAATTGACGATAAGTGGTTTACATTAGATGAAAATCAAATAGAAGAAGTATACTCTACATTAAGTAAAGGTGTTAACTACTTTATAAATGAACCTAGAGCAGTAGAAGATTGGCCATTCTGGTTAAGGAGTTTAGTAGTGAGTAGATTTAACCAACAAGCAGGTTTTGCCGAGAGTCGCTTGATATCCGAACTAAAAAGGTATACCGTATTAGGGGATTCTCCTGTAGCTATGGATGTTGCAGAAATGTCTGGAGAGGTCGTTGCGATTCCTATCGATGAGTTAAAAGAATATAGTCAACATAGGTTAATTACACTAATAAAGAAATACGGTACAGACATACTAGATATATATAAAGCCGGCCATGATCCTTCTATAGACGGGTCAGAGACTTTCTTTAAAATTGATAGTCAAGAAGGTCTTTCTAAGGTAGCAGCAGCATACGCTAAAATGTCAGAGGATTTCCTTGAAGTTGCCGATAGAATAAAAAAGGGAGAGATTACTATGTTTATGAAGTATGAAAACTTTCATGGAGACCGGTATATCTTCCCAGTAGAACCTCAAGTATACAACAGTTACATTGAGCTCGTAAAGAAAGCTTAGTATTAATCGGTTAAAGTGTCTTTATATAGGAGCGTTTGCGTGCGTTTGTCTTTCCCCGTTGACCTTTATTTAAAACGTTCATACTATTTAATAAATTAAATTAATTTACTAGTTTAATAGATTAGTAGTTGTTAAATAATAAATCTATTAATATATTAAAATAACTAAATTTACTTATTATGAGAAATAAAGAGTTATTTGTAAAGAAGTTTTCTTTAATGGATAGTATCTTAGAGAGAATTAGATATACTATCTCAAGGGGGGAGCAAGATCAAGGACTTCAAGAGGTTCAAAATGCAATGGATCTATTAGGAGATATGTCCACTCTATTAGATAACGAGTATCAAGACGAAAGATATTAACAGTATGCAACTTACTCCCGAACAAGTTTCGAATAATTGGGAAACCTTACTTAAAATCATCGATACTTATATTACCGGTGAGCGTAAGGATAAACTTAAGGCATTGTATGAAGATCTCTCTGAAAAGATTGTTCTTGCGCCTGCTTCTGGTAAGGCTCATTTTCATAACGCCTTCCAAGGAGGTTATGTCGATCATGTTATTCGAGTTACAAGATGTGCTCTCAAGTCTATGAACCTGTGGAGGGAGATGGGAGCTGAAATCGACTTTACTGAGGAGGAGTTAGTATTTGCAGCCTTAAATCATGACCTAGGTAAGATCGGAGACGGAGAGGAGGCAGGGTATATCCCAGAGACAAGTGATTGGCATAAAAAGAACCAAGGTTCAATGTTTAAGCCCAATCCCAAGCTTCCCTTTATGTTAATTCAGGATAGGTCTCTATTCCTTCTTCAGAAATACGGTATACCAGTTAACCATAAGGAATATCTTGCGATTAGACTCCATGATGGGATTTATGATGATGCAAATAAAGCATACTTCTTCTCCCATAACCCAGACTCTAAGTTTAGAACAAATATCGTATACATTCTTCACCAGGGAGATTTTCTAGCTTCAAAGATTGAATACGATCAATGGAAGGCAAGTAAGTAAAATTTAAAACATATCTACATGCAAAATAAAGATAAAGGTAACGGAATTAGTTTTGCTGGCGTACTTGCAATAGTATTTATTGTATTAAAGCTAACAGGTTACATAAGCTGGTCATGGTGGTGGGTACTTGCCCCCATATGGATCCCTGTTGCAATCGCAATAGCAACATTAGGTGGATTAGCACTGCTAGCAATTAGAGAGAAACGTAGCAAGAGTTAAAGTTGTAAGGGAGATTATAAGGTAGTATATTATAGCAATGGATATATTTTTAATTACATTATGCTTTGTCATTATACTTGTTCTAGGTTATGCTACCTATAATCTTCTAGTGAAAGTTGAAAGACTTGAAGATACAATAGTAGATACGGATAGTTTTATAACTAACTTTATCTCTAAAATCGATTTAGCTACCGAAAGGTTAGAGGAGATTGACGCTAAAGGGACCTTCCAAGGTGATGATGAGGTAGGATGGTTTTTTAAATCCTTGCAAGATTTGCAAGAAGAGCTGCAAAGCTACGCCAATCAATATGCCTCGCAAGAAGAATCCCAGTAATTATTTTACTCAAGAGACAGAAGATGCGATAATTCGCTATAATAACGAATCCAATGAGATTCGTCGAAGCCGTATCTACGAAGAAGAAATACATTACCCTTTCTTCAAACTTACACAGAACCTCATCCATACCTTTAAGTTCTATTACACAGATGTAGATAAGCTAGAGGACTTACAACATGAGATTACTGTATTCCTTCTATCAAAAATTCATCTCTTTGACCCTACAAAGGGAGCAAAAGCATACTCCTACTTCGGTACTATTGCAAAAAGATACCTTATTGCATATAACGATAAGAATTATAAGAAATTACAGAAAGAACTTAAGATAGAATACATCACTCCTTCAGAAGACTCTGAAAACATAAACACACCAGATAATCTAATCTACGATATTCAGGACATCCCTAAACATTTATATCAAGATAGATTAACCTATTTTGTAGATAAGTTTATTCAATACTGCGACAACAGGTTATTCTATATCTTTCCACTTGAATGCGATCAGAAAGTTGCAGATGCTACCTTAGAATTATTTAGAAAGAGAGAAGGTATTGAGATTTTTAACAAGAAAGCTCTCTATCTCTATATCAGAGAAATGGTTCCGGGAACAAAAACGTCTGAGATTTCAAAAGTGACAAAAGTGCTTAAGGAAATCTTTTATAATGCGTATACTCCGTTTGTAGAAGAGAATATTCTTAAATTTGAATATACAGCACCTACTCTCCCTGAACTTTCTAAATAACTATTTATAAAAAATATGTAAACATGTCGCAATTTCTAGATCAAGACATTTTTGGAGGTAAGAAGATGGGGGATCTTTTTGAAGAGATTCATGATAACTCCAGGAAAAAGTCAAAACAGATAACAGCTCTAATTAAAGAGTTGAGAGATCTTATTGAAGATCCTCGAGATGCAACAGTAGTGGTACCTCTTATCGTACAATTCTTAGAAGTAGGTGTAAAAAACGACGATCATCTAATTAAGATCGCAGGAATCCTTCAAAGAGCTATGCAAACACATTCAGCTAGCGGCGAAGACATAGCTTCATTCGAACTCTCGGCAAAGGAAATGGAACAAATTCAAGCTGAAATTAAATCTTTCGAGGACAAAGGGTAATGATAATAAGAACTGTTAAAGAACAGGTTTCCTCTGGTAACGGAGGAGATGTACAAACTTCCTTTTCCGGAAGGGTGGCAGCAATCGTACTTGACGATAGAAATACTGAACTATTTAACAAAGTTGGCGGATGGTCTGGTATCGGAACAGTCTTCTACGATGATGTCGAAAATCCCATCGTCACAGATACAGACATAATTAAGAACCTACCTACTGCCCGTCCTCTTAATCCAAGTATAAAAAACTATCCTTTAGTTAACGAAATAATAACTTTACATCTTGCTCCTTCACTAGATATACAAAGTGACTCCAGAACATCCCAAACGGAATACTACACAACCCCGGTAAGGATATGGAACACAAATCATCACAATGGACTACCAGACATCTCTAAGAAAGTAGGGGAACTTCCACAACCAGATCCTCAAGAGGTAGAAACCGGAGTAGTAGTTCGTAATACCTCTGAGCAGCAGAAAGAAATTCAACTCGGTGATACATTTGTGGAATCAGGAAAGATTAATCCACTAAAGGTACAAGAGGGAGATATTCAAGTTGAAGGAAGATTCGGTAATTCAATAAACCTAACATCAAACACAGAAGATCAGTCACCTAGAACCTATATCAAAACAGGTCAAGATCCAAACTCAACCTTAGACCAGTGGATACCTCTTAAAGAATCTTACAACGATTTAAATATTATAGTGCAGTCTACATCCGGTTCTCTAGAGGACATAAACCCGACCTATTCAGGAAGAGGTCTTAGAGATACATCAAGAGAGACTTTAAACCAATACTCAGGACCTCAGACAGGTATTATTTCAAATAGAGTCGGAGTTGTAGGTAAAGAGGATGTAGTTATAAATGGAGAGGAGTTAGTAGATATTTCTTCAAATAATAAGACTTACGTTGAAGCAAAAAACGAGGTCGTTGTTAATTCTAAGACTATAAAATTAGGAAGTAAAGATTCTAGCGAGAGTGTGATACTAGGAGATAAGTTTCTAACAGATATTAAATCTTTTGCTGGGAATGTTGAAGAAGTAATGAATGGACTAGCAACACTAGTAGGTAATCTAGGAGTGCCCATAACAACACCAGTAATTGAACCTCTACTGAGAACAGCAGCAGATGCTCGCAATATCTCAAATAATATTGAAAGGTACAAATCTAAAAAAACTAAGACAGAGTAATGTCATTATCTAAAGTTGTATTAGAACTAGCTATCTCTCAGGTTAGAGCAATCCTAGATATTGAACAAAGGGTTGCCACTGAGATCTCAAAGTACCAAGCAGCTGTAACACAGCAAGCGAAAGAACTCTGCCCATCTCCCCAACAACTTCAAAAACTTATAAACTTAAGAGATAAGATCGACCTAGTCCTTATTTCGGTTGCAAGAAAATCAAACTCACAACTTCAGACAAATGAATCTCTATCTAGCATAATAGAGACAACTCAGGCAGTTATTTTTGCTCTAAAATTATTAGCAGTGCCTAACGCTACAACGACAGTAGGAGTGACTAATACTTCATCTGACATTCTAAAAAAAGTATCAGATAAAGTAGATATCGCTGAAGCAGTAGTGAATACCTCAACAGTTTTACTAACAACAATTACATCAATGACAGTAGCTCTTCAAGGAGCTCTTCGCCAACTCAATGTAATAATCAACTTCTGCTCAGATTCAGAAGAAGAAGATGTAATAAGTATAGAAGATAGTCAGATACAAGACCAAGCTTCAGCACCAACCTTACCTCAAAATTATAGAGATTTTAAATTAGATATTGTAAATATTAAAAACTTTGAGGACAATCTTGTGAGAAGGCAAGCCGTCGCACTGTACCCTAACGGAACAGTAGCTTTTCGCTCCTCTAAGAGTTTTGCAACAAGTGATGAAGTGTTATTAGAGCAGGTAAAGATTCAAATTGATAGATCGATAACCCCTCAAGGAGACACTGTTGACGATATTATTACATCCACAATAGAAACAACATTACAGAGAAGTGCTGATATATCAAATATACGAAAGTTTAATAAACAGGCTATAAAACTAATTGAGCTGAAAGTAGAAAGTATAGATAAAGAGCTTAATGAAGAAGTTAGACCTAGAATAGAGAGATTTAGGAAACAACTCCAACGAATAAAAAATAGACCTAAATCCCAGCAGAACCAAACTCAACTAGGTAGAGCTGAGAACAGATTACAGGATCTTCTTAATGAAGAGAGAAAACTAACCGCAGAAAAACAAAAACTACAAGCAGAAATAACTCGACTAGCTAATTTTTAAAAACGCATATTTATAATTATGAAAATTGACAAATTAAAAGAGCTTATTAAAGAAGCTGTGAGAGAGGTCTTAAATGAAGAGTTAGGTTCAATGAGGAAATACGCAGATGCTCCAGCACCTATTAAAACACAGCCTACAACACCTAAAGCACCTCAAGCTGAAGCTATTCAGAACATCCTTAAAGAAACAGCAGCTTCTGGTGAATGGAGGACAGCTCTTAATATGAATAGCGGACACATACAACAGCCGCTGACCGGAGGTTCAGTTGATCTAGCTAACGGCTCCCTACCCCAGGGAGAAGTCTCTGTAGATGCTATCAAAAGCTTAATGACAGCAGGAAAGTAAAATGGCAATAGAGGTAAAGAGGATTAATCCATTAGATCTTAAACCTTCAACAGGTATTGGATTTGCTTTGCCTTTTTCCGGGGAGGGAGTATTTAACACCACCTACACTACAAAAGATTCAATTAAAGCTAATTTAATTAATTACTTCCTTACAAATCAAAATGAAAGACCTTTAAACCCATCTTTTGGAGCAAGTATTAGAGGGTTTATCTTTCAAGCTATCTCTTCAAATTCACTAGACAGTCTCGAAGCAAGACTAAGAAGTGAAGTACAGAGATTCTTTCCAGACATAGAGATAGAAGAACTAAAAGTTACCTCAGAAAACCCAGACCTACAGGCAGTAACAATTACATTACGTTATAGAGTTAGACAGTTCTCAATACAAGATGAATTTACAATAGTACTACAACAATGAACGATAGTAAGAGAGATATAAAGTACATAACTAGAGACTTTAATTCATTTAGAGATGCTCTTATAGAGTTTTCAAAAACTTATTTCCCAACAACCTATAACGATTTCTCTAATGCCTCACCCGGTATGATGGTAATGGAACAAGGAGCCTATATCGGGGATATCCTTTCCTTCTACTTAGACAACCAGGTTCAAGAAACCTTCCTACAATATGCTCGCCAGCAAGAGAACATTTACTCTCTAGCATATACTCTCGGGTACACACCTAAAGCTTCAAAAGCAGCTACAGTAGACATTGACTTCTATCAAAGAGTACCCGCAAAACTATCAGGTTCGGTAACAATACCTGACTTTTCATACACTATAAAGGTTCCTGAGAATTCTGTTATTGGTTCATCTCAAAGAGGTCAAAACTTCCTAGTACAAGATTATGTAGATTTCGCTGAATCATCTTCACTAGACCCAACACAAATCTCAGTCTACTCAATAGATTCAACAACCAACAGACCATTACAGTACCAGCTTAAGAAGACTAGAAAGGGAGTTTCTGCTACAATAAAGACAACAACTCTCACTTTTGGACAGGTAGAAAAATTTGCAACAAGAACTATTACGGACGATAGGATTTTAGGAATCCTAGACATCACAGACAGTGATGGAAATATTTGGTACGAAGTTCCATATCTTGGACAAGAGACAGTATTAACTGAAGACAGAAGATCTTCAATTACAGATCCAAATCTAACAGATGCTGATGCAAGATATATCTTAAAGTTAGAGAAGCAACCTAGAAGGTTTATAACCCGCTTTAAGAATGAGACTAACTTAGAACTACAATTTGGAGCTGGAAACACAAACGACTCTCCAGAGGAAATCGTACCAGATCCTTCAAATGTAGGATTAGGACTACCTTATAGAAGATCACAGTTAAACACTGCTTTTGACCCTACAAATTTCTTATTTACAGATACATACGGAATTGCCCCAAGAAATACAACATTAACAGTTAGATACTTAACAGGCGGTGGATCCTCGGCTAATGCAGCAGCAAACACATTAACAACTCTTTCAACTAAAGAGCAAGCTAAATTTAATATCTCAGCAGTAAGAAGCTCTGCTAATGCAGATGCATTCTTTAACAGCTTAACTGTAACGAACCCTCAAGGAGCTTCCGGCGGAGGCGACGCTGACGATTTAGAAACAATTAGAGAGAATGCATTACGAGCTTTCGGAGCACAACTAAGAGCAGTAACTGCGGACGATTACCTTGTGAGAGCTTTATCAATGCCATCGGACTACGGTAACATTGCTAAAGCATATGCAACACCAACACTAGCCTCGGAAGTAACTCAAGGAGAGATTGGGAAGGTCATCGACTTATACGTGATCTCCTATAATATTAATAAGAACTTTACAAGAGCCTCTGATACAGTAAAGAATAACCTTAGAACTTATCTTTCACAGTATAGAACAGTAAATGATAAGGTAAATATTAAAGATGCATTTGTTATTAACTTAGGCATCGATTTTGAAATAGTAACTCGTCCTGGATTCAATTCAAATGAAGTATTATTTAACTGTATTGAGAGGATTAAAAGCTTTTTTGCCTCAGACCAGATGCAGATAAACGAACCTATAAGCTTAAGAGACCTGTACTTAGAACTCGATAAAGTAAGAGGAGTACAGACTGTAAAGAAGATTACTCCTACAAACAAATCAGGAGTTGCTCAAGGATACTCTCAATATGCATATGATGTAGAAGGAGCTACTACTGATAACGTAATCTACCCATCAGTAGACCCAATGATTTTTGAAATTAAATACCCAGATACAGATATTAAAGGAAGAGTTGTAAGTCTGTAATATGAAGAAGGTAGAAATAGATATTACAAAAGAGGAATTCTCTAAAAGTAAGTTTAGTAAAGTTGTAGATACTCAATTTTCTCAACTTTCAACCCCTCAAGAGGAAGCAGCAGCAACTACCATCTCAGTAGAAGAATTCTTTATCCAATACGATGAACTCTTCTACGACATCCCTCAGACAGGAGAAAACTCACATACAACTTTAATAGAAAGATCCTCAGACTATATTAACTACAACAATCAATCAGAGACAGTACGATTATTGCTAGAAGAGATTAATAGTTTGCAACGACAACTAAACGATCTTACACTAGAGAATATAGAGCTACAAACTCAAACAAATGCTGAATAATGGCAAACTATACAGTTACACCTCTAAACAGTACTCAGGAACTTAACCCAAAGGATATCGCTATCCTAGAAGGAGTAGACCAGCCTGGCTACTTTACTCCGTTTGAAGACAAGGTAAAGACCGTAGTACAAGATGTAACAGGAAGAACATTATTTACCAATCAGAACTTCACTCTCTATACGGTAGAGAATAATAGACAGGTTCTACCTGACGGACAGTATACTGAGATTAAATTAGATTTTGATAGATTAGCAGACTTCTATAATCTAAATGAAGGTGAATACAATATTACATTTGAATTTAACCGCCCTCTATTCAAATCTTCTACAAGTAATAGATTCTTTATCTCTGAAATCTCCTCAGACCGTACAGAACTTAGATTAGACGGAGATCTTCTAGAAGATGAAGGCGTACTAGCAGAGATTAAAAAATACGAAGCAGAATCCGCTGTATCACCTACGATAAAGAATTTTTATTTAGAATTTGACAATGGCGCCTATGTATCTGCCGTAAATCTTCTTCTGGTAGAAGGTACACTACTAGTTAAGCTTTACGAAGCTCTGCCGCAAACTATAACACTTAAGGATACTACTTTCTTATACACAAGAGTTGGAGATCCAAAAAGGTACAACCTGTTATTTGAGACAGACTTAACCCCGTTTGAAACTCCAAAGAACTTTATTAAAGGTCCTAACTTTAATGTAAAGAAGAGAGATCAACAACAAGCATCTAGAGGATTTGAGACCTTCTCATCCTTACTCTCATCAGACCTTACCTCTTCTGTAGCACAAATTAAATCAATACTACAAGAGAAAGATGTTGTAGTAAACACAGACTTTACACAATTTGAAAACTTTATACACTTTTCTTCTGCAAAACAGAGACTAGTAAATTTCTACTATAAGGTTAGCGAAATTGAAAACTATCAGAATCAGATAAACGCATACAACGTTATACCAGCAACAACACTAGGTAATTTATATACTAGCGAATCAAGAGAAGTTCTTCAATCAAACCTCAACAGAGTTATTGAAAACTTTGATGAGTTTGAATACTTTATGTATTTTTCATCAAACTCTTTTGCTTGGCCGAAGACTAACTCACAACAACCTTTTAACCTATATGGCACTGGTTCAACTCAAGTATTGACATGGTTAGGATCTGACAACGAAAGTTCACCATATTTTGGCGGAAGGTTATATAGTGCATCTCTTTACGACGGAGAAAATAAAGATAACCTGTTAAACACAGTACCTGAGTACCTTAGAGAAGATCCTTCTAATGCTCCTTATGAACTGTTCGTAAACATGCTAGGACAGCATTACGACGTACTATGGACATATACAAAAGGAATAACTGACAAACTTAACTCGGACAACAGACCAGATTTTGGAGCCCCTAAACAATTAATGGGAGATATTCTAAAATCGTTCGGGGTTAGAATTTATGAAAACCAATTTGCAAATCAAGACCTATTTACAAACTACTTAGGACTAACACCCTCAGGATCTTTAAACTATCCAACAGGTAGCGAGGTTATCAATACATACGTAACAGCCTCTGAAGGAGTTCTAACGGATGATTATAAGACTGAGATCTACAAGAGACTTTACCACAATCTCCCCTACCTACTTAAAAAGAAAGGATCAAAAGAAGGTCTACAATCTCTAGTAAACATTTTCGGTATACCGGATACAATACTGCAAGTAAATGAGTTCGGTGGTAAAGATACTGCCGCAAGTAACGATTACGACTTTTATCAAGAGGTGTATAACTATATGGTGACACTTGCGGAAGGAAATACATCACACATTAGAACAACCTGGAGACCGACAGCTACAGAATTTGGAGGAGAATATCCAAGAACTATTGAACTATCCTTCAGAGTAGAGACACCTCCTACAGAATCTGGAGATAACGTACAAATTTTCAAGCAGAATAGTAATGAATTTAATCTAGGAATATTATACACTGGAACATACACCACCTCATCTTATTCCGGATCTATACAATCCGAGAGTAGATTTAACGGAGACCTAACATTTCAAATATCCTCTAGTGCAGGAGGTTATGTGAGTGCCTCTATTAATGCACCGTTCTTTAACGGCAATGTGTGGACTACAATGATTACAGCTACCTCAGAATCAGATGGATCAACAACCTATAGACTAGCAGCTGGAGATTCTATCTATGAAGGGGACGACGGTACCAAAATAGGACACTACATAACCGATACCGTATCAGATGACAACTTCTGGGGTTCTGACTTAACGGCTAATACGCTACTTAGGCTACCTGTTAATGCAACTACAAACGTTGTAGATGGAATTACATATAACAGAAAAACCATATCCTATCAGGAACTAAGATACTATAAAGCTCCCTTGGAGCAAGAGTCATTTAAGACACATGTTACAAACCGTCAATCAATATCTACAGGATATACGACGGGGGAATATGAACCTTATAGAAATCTACTACTTAGAGGAGCTCTAGGAGGAGAAAGAATCGACCCCGTATCAGGAACTACAGGAACATATACAGAAGATTCCTCTCATCCTGCAATCTATACTACTGCATCCTTTAATAATGGTAATAGTGATATAATATACGGAACATCTCAACAGATGTACGTTACCCCAATATCACAATCTACTCTCTACGATCAACCTGTAGCAGGTATTAGAAATAGAGTGTCCGATAAAATTGAAATTGGAAGTATTGTAGCACCAACTGGAAGTGTTATCTCAAAATATACCTCCATTCAACAGAATGTAAGCAGAAGCTATACAGATAATGTAAACTACCTTGAGATAGGCTTCTCTCCTCAAAATCAAATTAATGAGGATATTATAAACCATTTCGGGTTTGTAGATTTAGGAGAGTACCTAGGAGACCCAAGACAGAGATCCTCAAGGAGGTACGAAGACTTGGTTGTATTATCTGATCAATACTTCAAAAAGTATACACCTGGAATACCGTCTTATAACTTCCATGACTACTTTAGATTATTGAAGTTCTTTGATAACTCTCTCTTTAAGATGATCAAAGACTTCACACCCGCTCGAAGCGGAGTAGCAACCGGTGGAATTATAAAACAACACTTACTAGAAAGAAGTAAATACCCAGAACCTATAATGTCTTTTGAAAACAAGCAATATACTGCTTCTATAGACATGTATACTGTTAGTGGAACTGATGGAGGAGTTATTGATGGAGAGAGTACAGGTTATACTGGTAGTACGATCACGCCTCTAGGAGCTCAAACAAGGGTATTTAATGATCAAGCTCCAAGATTTACTGGAGAATTAGGAGGAAGTGAGATTATAGTAACAAATGGAGAGTTAAATGAGGAAAATCCATTTAAGAATCCTGAATCAACAGGCTTTGTTATGAATGTGCTCCCAACCTCTGGAACTATCCTAGGAGATCCAGTACCTGTTTTTCAATCACAATTTGAAGATTCATCCCTAGATAACTTCTATGGAGCACAAGCCTTCTATACAAACTCAGGATCATTATCTTTTGCAAACGGAATAACCGACGATAACGGAGTAACTAAAGATAACGTACTAGTTTATACAGCAGACGGCGGTACAGGTAATCTACACCGAATTAGAACTCTACCAGGTACATTATTTGATACAGGAGGCACCCGAGACTATATAGTAACGCTGAATTTACTTATACAAAACGGAGGAGGAATTGACGCAGTAAAAGTAGGAACCGGAGCAGATCAGACAAATTACATCGGAGAAGGCGTATGGACTTCTGTGACACTAACTCTAACAGATACTACAAATGGAATATTACTGTTTCAATTTAACAATAACGGAGTAAATAACATAACAACCCTTCCAGGAGAGAAAGTATATCTTCAAGATATAAGAGTGGAAGATATTACAGACCGTATATCTGCCGGACAAATCTCAACAGTATTTAAGAGGAGTAATCCAGGACCTAATGAAGCGTATAGTTTTTCCCCACTTGTTGCTAATATAAGTAAGGTAGATAACAATGGAGTAAGTACACGAAATGCTTTAAGTAATCTAAATGTCGGAGATAAAATTAAGTACAACGTACTTACAAGTGTAGTCGGACAGAATTATAATGTAAATAATACGGTAACCGGAATCCAAGAGTTTATCAACTTCTTTAAAGTAGAGATGGCTCCTCCGTTCCCAACCGGTGATAAGCCGGTAGAAGGAGCACCGGCAACAACAACGAATACGGAACTACTACTATTCCCAACAGTAAATACTGCTAATTTTAGCTACAATGATTATAATGCAATACTAAATAATACTAACAAGAACGTACTATCAACAAAGTATCAAATTGTAGATAGTACATTAGATGAAATAAGACCTTCTAATTTCGATCAACTTATTTTAGGATCTGGTTCAAAAGCGCAAATACCTGATTCATTCTTTACCTCTGAAGTTAATAAGAGGAAGTATAAAGGAACAAGATTATTCAATAGAGTGAACAATATACATTCTCTAGGAGATACATCATACGGAAAATCCCCGGTTATTAACTACGAGAGAAAATACGGATGCTATTTCAACTTCCTAGGAGGAACAACACCAGACCTACAAGACAAGACCGGAGTTTCGGTTAAGTTCTACTTCGACAATGAAGGTAATATCCTTGAGCCATTTCCTGGAGGAACTTCCAATGATGAACTCGTAGGTATTGTACAGCAAAACTTCTCACCAGGTTCAAGAGTCGGAGTACAACTAAACGACCCTATTGCATTCGGAACAGATATGAGCTCCTTAAACGGAACTACCTCAATCCTGAAATCAGCAGAGGAAGTAGCTCCTGTATTATTTACAGAACTTACAAGTTCATTACTAGGGAACCTATCCTTTGGTACAGACTCAGCACCAACAGCTTCAAACGATTTTATCTACGGAAGAAGGGCATCCGGAACAACAACAATAACAACTACTCCAACATCTGTAAATTTTGGAACCGCTGTTAACTCAAGTACAAAATGGAGTTGGGGATCAAATACGGCAACTCTACTTGAAGACACAGGTCTTAAATTCGACATTAAGACAAGACTTGCAATGTACTCCCTAACAGAACAACCCGCATTCGACTACTCAGTTGCAATTATAGGATCTGGATCGATCGGTGGATGGAGAACTCTTGCAACAACTGGAAGGATTCCAGCCCCAGATGCAATTATCGGATCTTCCGTAGTACTAGCATATCCAGAATTTGAAGCAAAAGGAGTAGACCTTAACGATGCCGGGAATGCATTTAGAGTAGTAGTACAGACCTTTGGAAACGAGCAAGTAAGTAGCCCAGAAATAGTCGTAGGATTTGCCGCCGATCCATCATTAGGAGGTTCTGGCATCTTCTTCTGTCCATCCGAAACCTATACAGAATCAGTCTCAACTTCAGGACTAATAACCCATGAAACAGGTACAGGAGATAACATTATCTCAATTTCATCAGGTATAAGTAAGTTCATCTGCTCATTCCAAAATAACGATGCAAGAGCAGGGTTTGCACCTACTAAGTCACCAATCATGCCCTTAGTAGGAGATGAGATTAGATTTGGAAGACAGGAATCAAGCGTATACCAGGTAACTAGGGTAGTACCTCACTATGCAGGAAACGGATCATCAAGCGGTAAAACCTTTATCACTCTCGATAAGAACCTTACAACATCCGACGCACAAAATATAACTTCGGTCCTACTTAGAAGATACTATGCAAACCCTGGATCTCTTATTCTAGATATTGAGAAACCTGCCGGAGGCACATCAGAAGGATTTATTCTACCAGATTACCAAGTCGGAGCATCCGATGGAACCTTACAGGAGACGATTCAATCTTTAAGAGAGAAAGGTATAATCGGAAACGTTAACTAAGATGGAGCAAAACCTACCAAGAAAGAAGGCTGATAAAACTGGGATTGCTTTTTTTGAAGAAGTACCTAAAGGTAACGGGTTTACCTTTAATACAAGCGACAGCTCTGGAGGAGGTTCTACAGACACAGGCTCACTTCTTACAACAGCGTCTATATCTTTAAACACAGTAACCTTTACTAAAGGCGATTCCTCTACATTCAATATTACCGTAGACACGGGTTCTCAAAATCTACAAGATGTATTAACAGAGGGTAATACTGCAACTGGGGATATAAACCTTACAGGCGGTATAATAACATCAAAAAGCGCATCAATTGACGATATTAGAATATCTTCAAATGGTAATCAAAACAACGCAGGAATAGGCCTCGCTGTATTCGAAACATCATCAGGTAATAATGTAACTGCATTTGGAGCTTATGCTTTAAGCAATAACACTGGTGATAATTCAAGCGCATTTGGGTTTCAATCACTTGAACAAAACTCCGGACCTAACTCCCTTGGGTTCGGATACCAGTCATTACAATTCAACGAAGAAGAATTTGCAATCGGTATAGGAGCTGGCGCTGGTAGAAATAACAAAGGATTTGGAGCAGTAGGTGTAGGAAGACAGGCCCTTAGATATAACTCAGGCTCAAATAATACCGCAATAGGTTATCAATCTGGGGTCAACGGAGCAGCTGTCCAATCCGGTTCAAATAATACATTCTTAGGAGCATTAACTCGATTTCAAGGAACAGGAAAGAATCTACAAAACTCAACTGCTGTAGGGTACAATACTATACTATACCAAGATAATACTATTGTATTAGGAGATACAAGCAACACCTCTCTGAAAGTTGCTATTGGTAGAAATTTTAGTATTAGCGCTAAACTTCATATTAAAGGCGAAGGAAACACTTCAGCTACAACGACATTAATAGTAGAGGATAGCGGTGGTAATGACTTACTAAAAGTTACAGATGATGGGACTGTAACTATCAACGAAATACTAACCCTGCCTGGACAACACCCACTACCAACACCATCCACCGCAGGAACATTTGCAGTATCATCATCATCACCACCAAGACCTTACTTTTGGGACGGCTCAAGTTGGCTTGCTCTAGTGTAGTTCATATGATTAAAAATCAACCTTTCTATACAACACAGAAACTATAACCCACTACTATTTATAACTATAAAACGAATTTAAAAACATGGGACTACTAGACACAAGTACTGTAACAGTTGATGCAATCCTTACAAGAAAAGGTAGAGAACTTCTTGCTAGAGGAGACGGCTCTTTCGCTATCACGCAATTTGCCGTATCAGACGATGAAATTGATTACACCCTCTTTAATACAAATCATCCATCAGGATCAGCATTTTACGGAGAAGCTATTGAGAATATGCCTCTCCTAGAAGCTGTACCTAACGAGACAATGGTAATGAAATATAAACTCACAACTCTACCAAGAGGAACAGCTAAAATGCCAGTTATTAATCCAGATGGGTATTCATCAATTACGTTGAAACAAGGAGCTTCATTAGCTATTACCCCCCAAACACTAAATTATCTAGGAGCTGTTTCTACCTTCGAAACCTCTGGATATACCGCTATTATCTCCGATGTTAGACTTCTTTCTAACTTTACAGGAACCGGCATTGAAACCCAGCAAGCAGAAGAACTTAATGCAACAGTAACAACTGGAACAAATGTTTCAAAGACTGTTATTGGCTCAACAATCAACCTAACAGCGACAACAGTAAATACTCTCTTCGGTTCAACCAGAACACAGCTTAATACAAGCCTTGTACTTATCGGCAGAGATTCCGGAGCAAGAATTACAATCCCAGTTACTATTACTAAAACTAACGTCTAATAAGCTATGTCATTTAAAAGATTAGATACACAAGACTTCGTTGTATCCTCGGATACAGTTACAGCCACAGCCTGGAGAACAGGTAGTTACGAACTAACAACCTTTTTTACCTCTTCAACTCAAGCTGGATTAGACCAAGGAAAGTATGCTCTTGCAGTCTACAACTCATCAACAGTAGCAAGTGATGAACTTGAGTTCTACGTACAATACGCAAACAAACAAGGCTCAGGATCACTACTTTACAATCCAAACGTACCAGGAAAAGCTCCTTCAAGAACTATCTACGGACAATACCAAAACCTACTATATGGAGACGAAAACACAGACTTTACCTTTGGCTCCTATACAGCAGATGATTTTTATGCTGTCGCTTTAGAAAGAGCAGACTTTAAAGAAAGAATCTTCTTAGGTACATTTAACCTAACTGTCTCCGGTTCAGTTGGTACAATTCAATTAACAGATAATTCAAGTGTAACAAGCACTATCCCGTTTATAAACGGAGTAAGAGCTTACACATTAGTATCAGGATCAAACGGAACACCATCAACCGGACTTACTAGTGACGGAACAACACCTGATTCCGGCTCATACGGGTACCTTCTACCAGACTATGGAGTAGCGCTACTAAACGCCGAAGCATTGAAAGGAAATGCAGCCGGCGGCGGAATTAATCTATCTCCAGATAGAAGTAGTAACATCGCTAACATTACAAACACCGAGAAGATCTTTACCTCAATCTCAGGAGCAGCAAGTTTTAAAGCTAACTCAGAAGAAACTATTACATCTGATTTTGCTTTCATTAGAGTTAGAAACAATGAGTTTAATTATTCAACTAATCCTTCTTTTATCTCTTCTTCAACAGGAGAACTGACTCAAGAGACTTTTGTTGAATCACCTGTAACATATATGACCACTATTGGACTTTATAATGATGCAGGAGACCTCCTTGCAGTAGCTAAGTTGTCTAAACCTCTACAAAAAGACTTTACAAAAGAAGCTCTTGTTAGAGTTAAGCTAGACTTCTAAATGAATGAGCGCATACAAACAACTACTAGCCAGTGATATAATTGTAAGCCCGTTTGAGGCTAATAAGACTTTTACTATCTCTGGTTCTAGCAACCTTACTGCTAATTCAATCGATAGACTTGTAGGAACTGATACAATATTTTCAACTACAGGGAGCACTACTGGATTTGTAGAGACTAGATATCAAAGCAGTGTCTATGACTTTGCAAAACAGCTATACTATTCAAACTACATAAGTGGGAGCTTAGGATCTCCAGCTGAGACCGCATCCTTTAACCCAGACGGTACAATAACAGGACCATACTACGGACCAACATATGATAACTACTTAGAAAGTACTTTAAGCTTTCCTAAAAACTTCTCAATCGGAAGTGGATCAAAAGTTGGAATCGTCTCAATACCAAATGAACTTTATGGAGACTATATTAAACCTGGTACTCTAAGAATAACTTCCGGAAGCATTGTTAGATTTATAGACGATGGAGAGGGTAATTTATATTATGGAGATAGGTTAATAGGGAATATTTTTTACTCTCACGGAACTATCGTTCTAACAGATCAAGGAAATCTCTATAGCGGGTACACGATAGGAACATATGGAAATGTACTGTATAGCCCAACAACTGGCAGTACTTCCATTATAGATAACGTACTTGTATCCGATTTTGATATCACCTTTAGTTCAACTCAAACTATTTATGAAACACAGTATAAGTGTACTTTAGGTGATAGTGAATTCAACGTTACTCTCAATCCAAGCTCAATGAACAGTGATGGATTAGCAAACAGTAACACAACAGGTTCAGACTTTCAACCCTACATAACTACTGTGGGACTTTATAATGATAACAAAGAACTCATGGCAGTAGGTAAGTTAGCAAAGCCCGTACAAAAGTTACCTTCAACAGACTTAAACTTTATAATAAACATCGACAGATAAAATGGCAGAAATTCCAGTAACCGGTATAGTAGCAGGACAACCAGTACAACCTGCCCATATATTAAACGTAATAGAAACACTAACAGGAAGCTCTGCTTACTCTGTTACTATGAGTTCTGCAGAGGTAGCAAATCTTACAAATACAGGTACATATACCTTTCAAGGTAGCGATTTTACTACAAATGGCACAAATACAAATTTAAATAGTACAAATACTTTTATAGACGGCACAAGGTTTGAAGTTACATCAAACACTGTAAACCTTACACAAGGAATAACTTTTACCGGAACAAGTATTGTCACTTTTAACGGAGAAGTTACCTCGTCTGTAGGAATATACATTTCAGACGGAGATATCACTATTCCTAGTGACCACCTACTAATAGGAACATCCTCACAAGCTCTTACAGCATCCTACATTTCTACCGCACAAACTGCCTCATACGTACTTCCTCTAGCTCAAGATGTGGAAATCACAGGAAGTTTAATTGTATCAGGAGGATCATTTACAAGCAACGGATTAGCATACCCAGAAGTAGACGGAACATCCGGGCAAGTTATAGTAACAGACTCCAACGGCGTTCTATCAATGGGAGATGGAGAAAGACTTGTATTGCAGGTCAGAAATGACGAAGGATCTGACATAGATGTAGGATGCCCCATCTATTCAAAAGGAGAAGTAGGTTCAAGCGGTAGAATTAAAGTAGGTAAAGCTGATGCATCTGATCCTGCAAAAATGCCATCAATAGGAGTATTACAGCAAACACTCACCAATGGAGCAGACGGATATGCCGTAGCTACAGGTATACTTAATGAAAACATATCAGGCTTTACAGGTTTAAGTTTAGGAGATACAGTTTATGTAGCAGTAGGAGGCGACTTAACGACTGCTAAACCTACAGGAAGTGCTTTAATTCAAAACGTAGGGATAATTCTTAGAACAAACGGCAGTATTATCCAAGGATTAAAAGTATCCGCAATCGGCAGAACTAACGATGTACCCAACATCACTTCAGGATATGCCTGGGTAGGTAACAGCGATGGAGTTGCAACACCTACACTAACTTCTTCTTTCGTTGTAACTACTGCAAATACAGCCTCTTACATCCCTACTGTAGACGGATTTACAGTAGAAGGTAACGGGTTAACGGTAAATAACGGAGGACTTGTAGTAACTCAAAGTGCTCAACAAATTGCAGATTTTCATAGTCTGAATAACAATGTAGGTAGAATATCAATTACAAATGCAGGAGGAGACCAGGCTGTACTATCTGTTAACCAGGGAGAAGTATTCCTTTCAAACGGAGGCGTTAACAACCAGACAATTAAAATCCTATCAGGATCAACAGCAAGTAATGCAATTATTGTCTCCGGAAGTGCAAAGGTAGGTATTGCAACAGGAGAAGGTAATATATCAAACGATCACTCTCTTACAGTTGCAAATGGGCTTACATTACTTAATGGAGACCTCTCTATAGCCGACGATCATCTACTACTAGGTACAGCCTCTCAAGCCCAGAATGCTACCACAGCTACTACTGCTGACGGGATAACAAATGACGAATTAGATAAGTTAAAATTTGCTCACCCATTTTCATTTGCCGGGTATGTAGGGGACGGAGCAGTAAGCATCGGTAATAGTAATAAACTACCTAACATTGTTGACCACCTATCCCCGGTAACTGAAGCGTATTATTCGCTAGCAGTAGGAACTAATAACAAATACACAAGTACAAGCCCGATAGCCTTTTCAGTACTAGTTGGAGAAAATAACGAGATAACCGGAAGTGCATACAACATACTCGTTGCCGGAAAAGGTAACATAGTAGACTCCACCGGCATGACAGCTGTTGGCAGATTTTCAAAACCAACAGGTACTGGAACAACAGGAGGCTTTGTAATAGGAAATGGAACAAGTACTTCAAACAGAAGTAACCTACTACTTGCAACAGGAGACACAGTACAAATTACAGGAAGTCTAGATATTACAGGAAGTATTACATCTTCCGGGGATCTATCAATTAGAGATTTTTCAAGTGTATCTGCTTCACTTGCTCAAG